CAGTGCCGGCAGCGAATGGATCGTCCTTTGCGTCGCGCTTGGCCAGCGCCGACAGCGAATAGTTCTGCTGCTGCAGATACGGAGTATCCCCGCCGGCCACGTTCGGCAGGTTCTCGGTGATCCGCGCTTCGTTGGGGCCCATCCAACCCGCACCGATTGCCAGCTTCAATCGTTCTGCCCGGCCCGTTGGATCCATCCGCAGCAGCGCATCAAGATCCATTTCCATTTCGTATCCCGCGTCAGTAAGACCAAGCGCTTCGTCCTGCAACGCCTCGATGGACTCGATGTGGATCTGCAACGTTTGCTGGTAGTATTCCTGGTTGAGCGCGCCGATGGTAGCGTGCGATGGCGGCGCCGCAAGACCCAGCTTGTAGGGCGGCACCATGAAGCAGCGCGCTACGTCCTCGCCCGTCCATTTCAGCTGCTCGATCAGTTGCGAGTCCGCAGCTGGAATGGTCATCGGCTCGTACTTCAAGCCGTCGCCTGCGACCATCAACCGCCCCAAGTTGCCACCGGAAAAGTTGGCCTCGAATTGCTCCTTCATGTTCTTGATTGTTTCCATGCTGATCGTCGCCGGACTGGTCAGCACGCCCGATGGCCGCGACATGTTCTCGAAGAACTTCGCGCTGTTGCCTTGGATCTTGATCCCTTGCGTCGCGCTCGAGCCAGCCGCGTAGATAGGACTGATGCCAACGAGGGGGTGCCACGGACACATCATGCGATCGTGAATGATCTCCGATGCCGGGAAGATCAAGGTGTCGGGCTGGAAGCCGGACAAGTAGTCCTTGCGAACTTGGTACCACACGCTGCTGTCTTCCGCCACTAGCGGTATGACCATACGTGAGTCGAGCACGTACTGCGCAGTCACTACACCACGCGCGTCGCGCTCGAGATAAATGTAGGCGTTGCCGTGCAGCAGCTTGTTCACAATCCACTGGTTGATGAACTGGATGTGCGTCTGATAGCGATTGGGCTTGCGCAGCACCCGACCCAGAGGAGAACGCGGATCGGTGTTCTCCTCCGTCAGATCGGTCTCGAGCACGCGCATCAACTTTTGGCGCAGCTTGGAGATGTCATTCGAGATGAGCGAGACGCACGAGTGAACAGCCGAGAACGCGAGCAGATTCTGCGTCGGCTCCGCAATCACATTGCTCTGCCACGCGCCGGTGAAGCTCTCCCTGATCACGCCCAGCAGCACGCTGCTTGGGCTGCGAACTGGAGTGAAGGCTTGCTTTACATAGGTCGCGAGGTTGTTGAGCCCGTCCCGCAGGCCCACGCTACTCTCCGGCCTTTATGTCCCGCCGTCGATAGCGAGCCCGCGGCGTTGGCTCTTCTTTTTCTTCTTCCTCGTGCTCTCCTTCGTCTCGATCTTGCTCGGGTTCAGCTTCGATGATCTTGCGCATTGCGAAGCCTAACGCACGCAGATCGTCGAGGTTGCCCTCCTCTGCCTCAAACTCCACGCCCGGGAACAAGTTCTTCCCTTCGTGCCGAAACCGCGCTGTTGCAATTCCACGCACTCGCGCCATCTGCCACTCCCTCATAAAAAACAGAGGGAACGAACCGATCAGGTGTTCGTTCCCTCTGAGGCTCTACCACAGGAGACTCCGCTAGAGTCTTACCACTTCACATTCATCGTGATCACTTGCACGGCACCCGTATGCCGCAACCGCCAGTTGATGTACCGCTCAGCGCGCAGCCCCACCATGTTCGACTGCCACAAGCTGATCATCGACGAAGCTGAGGCTGACGGTGAATCGCTCATCTGCAACGATGCTTCGTTGCTCATGTCGATCGTAACCCCACCATCGTCCGCGACCATAACCTGGGTCGGATCCATCAGCACCGCAAACGATTCCGTAGGCGAACCCGACAGCGAGACGTTGTTCGACGTGATGACCGGATAACCGAGGAAGTTGCCACCCATCGCATTGACACCCGGGAACGCGAACACGTCTTGCGTGGTCCGCTTCAGCCCGAGATCGTTGGCGATCTGCGGATTCATCAGCCACACGAACTTAGTCGGATCGAAGTTCAGCGCGATCAGCGCATTGATTGCCAGTGCAGCGGTGTCCGTGATGTTGGCAATCGACGTGCCCAGCGATGCGATCGGCGTTACACCATTGGTGATGGAAGCCGGCGAGACATTGGCCACTCCCGCGTACACTGGATCGATGAAGCGCTTGTCCAGATAGTCGGCAATGCCCTTCGCCAGATCGTCGCGCACCAACGCTTCTGCGCTTGGATTGCTAAACCGCATCAGTTCATCCGTCAGCACCACGATCGTCGCCGCCTTCGCATACGTGAGCGACAGCAGTTCAAAGCTCAGCGCACCGAGCGGCTTCGGCAGACCTTCGCCGACGAACGTGCCGCTGGTCCCCGTTGTTTGCCGTGGAAACTTGATGTTGAACGGCACCGAGCGCAGTCCAGGAATCCTGCCAAGCAACGTCATTGGCCGCAAGTATTCTACGAACTCCGACGCCATTTCCTGAAGCTGCACCAGCGGGCCTGCCCACGTTGCATCGGTGGACGTACCGGCAGCCACCGCCGTCTTGTACTGAATGAACTGGTCGCCCAAATTGCCGCGCGTGGCCAGCTTAAGAACTTCACCCACTTCCGGCGTGTCCTTGAACTTTTCACGAGCGATCAACTCCGCCTGCATCATGTTGCCCTTAGCCGCGCCAACGCACTGCGCATACCGCGCAAACCGAATGCCCGGCGGCAGCTTCTTCGGCGCGCCCATGCTGATCACGCCACGGCCTTGCCGTGCATCGGCCGCCGCTTGCGGCGACGTTCCAGCCGCGGGCGGCACTGCGACCGCTGTATCCAGCATGACCTTCTCCAGCGAGTGCAGCCGCACCAGATGCTTGTCGATGTTCTCTACATCCTTGGTCAAGTCGTCGTACTCGACACCTTCTGCTTCGTCGAGGTTGCGCCCTTCTTCGCCCGACTTGGCCATCAGCTCTTGCTGCCGTGCTACGTTCGCGGCACGGGTTGCTTCTGCGTCCTTGATTTGGTCCTGAATAGTCTTCACTTGCCCGACTCCTTTAGTTGACGACATTCCCGTAGCGCCGGGGGATGAGATCAAGGTACGCTTCGCTTCGCTCTTTGGCGCGCCTGACGCGGCGCTGGAGTTTTGCGTATCGTAGGACTTGATGTTGGTAATAGTGGCTTCAGCATTCGCTGGAATGGTGACGGCGGAAAGTTCCAGCCACTCCCACTTGATAAACCTGCGACCCCATTGGCTGCCCTTGATGTCGCTCTGCTCTTTCGACTGGAAGCCGATGCTCAGTCCTTGCACCAGTCGCGCCTTGATTAGGGTCCATGCTTCTTGAATGAACGGCACGGCGACATCTTTCGCTATCTTGATGGTGACCGGAATGCCGGCCTTAGTCGGCTTTGCGGCCGTGACCCATCCAATCGGGCGCGATGCATCGTGCTGATACAAAAACGGCATGGGCAGCGAGAACTCCGCGCCTGTTGGTTCCACGACATCTTCCATGCGGTCAGTCGTTGGCGTTGTCGCCATGCCGTCAATGATGCCCAGCTCTTCGTCGACCGCTTTAATTTCCAACTTCGCCCATGCACGTTGCATCATTTTGGGTGGCTCCTCAGGAGGGTCGATCAGATCGAGCAGCGTGGAGCAGGCGCTCTCCACCGCCGTGGCATTCTGCTGCGCGGCGCGCCCCTTGGCGGAGACCAGCGCGTTGCGATAAACCTCGCCAGCCTTGCCGAACGGGTAACCATAGTGAGCCTTGGTGTCCACAGTCTCGTCCGGATGGGTAGCGAGGAACCACTGCGCATAGTTCGTCCAGTTATCACCATTGGCTCCCAGCAATTTGTTCCCATCCTCGGCAGTGAACGACCATTTACCACGGTTCACTTTGCCTGCGCGGATGAGCGCTTTCGCATGCGCAATGCCTACCGCATTTGCAGCGGTGCTCATTTCCCGGTAAGTGTCTTGCCGGCGGCGCGATAGCTGGCCGCCATGCCATTAACCTTGATGCCGGTCGTATTGTCGTTCGGCGCTAGCCACATGAAGCCCTGCATGACGACTACTTCAGGATGCGCTTGTGCATAGGCCACATAGGAGTCGGGGGATTCACGCCACGGGCTGCTGCCCCCCGCAATGATCATCAGCCGCTGATTCGATTTCAACGGCAGCACT